TCAAACTTCAAGCAAAGAAGCGATTGGAATAGCATCAACAACAATTGTATCTATTGGAACAACATATAGATCAGTTAAAGCTCTTATCGAGATTACTGGTTCTGGAAATGAATATGAATTTGATGAGTTGAATATAATCCATGATGGAACAGATGTTTACTTTACTGATTATGGGCAAGTAACCACAAATCCAGGATTTTTTGGAATATCGGGATTTGGAACTTATCATCCATATATTTCAGGATCAAACTTACTTGTTGACTTTATACCAAATGCTGGAATAGCTGTAACCGTCAACACCATTCAGGTTGCTATTAGCAGTGAAGGTGTTAGTGGAATTGGAACTATTGATTTAAAACATGCACTGCTTGAGGGTAGATCTACAACGATCTCATCTTCAGGTACACCAGGTATTCATACAATCGGAAGTTATTCTGATGATTATGATGCCGCATATTTTGTTGTTCAGGTTTCTGATACAACCAATGGAAGATATCAGATGTCTGAGGTATTTGTTGTTGATGATTATATTTCATCTCTTGGAAGTGGTGATACTTATGATACTGAATTTGGAGTTATTGAGACAGTATCTGGTTTAGGTACTATTGGTTCCAGATTAATTGGTGCAACTTCTGGTATAGGAACCGTTGAACTTCTCTTTACTCCAGTAGCAAGTATTGATGCATCTGTTAAAGTTTACATGAATGCATTAAGAATACAAGATGATTATAGAGACGAAATCAGTTTTAATAACGCTACGATAAGGACAGGATTTGGTGATTATGAAGGAACTGACAGATCTATTAGAAGAGACTTTAATTTAACTCACAGAAATGATCCAATATTCTCTAGAGATTTTGTAGGATCTGCAACATCAATTGTTAGTGTTTCTAGTAATACAATCAGACTTCCAAATCACTTCTTTGTGACTGGTGAGAACGTAAGATATGTCAATCCAGGTGCTGGATCGACTATGGCAATTGGAATTGGTACTACGACTTTTGTTGGTGTTGGTAGCACTGATAGACTTCCAGAAAATATTTTTGTTGTCAAGGTTAATGATGATAGCATTAAACTTGCATCTACTGCAGAAAATGCATTGAAAGTGGTTCCAGAAACTCTTGATATTACTAGTGTTGGAATAGGAACATCTCACAGATTTATAGCAACAAATCAAAATGCAAAAGTTTTAATCGCATTGGATAATATTATCCAATCACCAGTTGTGTCCACTGCTGTTACAACAACTCTTGCGGATCAAGTCTTTACTACAGACGATTTAATAAAATTAAGCGGAATCACATCTATTTTCGGTTCGGACTTACTTAAAATCGGAAGCGAAATCGTAAAAGTAGAAGGTGTTGGAATCGGAAGCACAAATGCTTTAAGAGTACGTAGAAACTGGTTAGGAACACCTCTTGCAGGATATTCCACTGGAGAACTTGTTACAAAAGTAATCGGCAACTATAACATTGTTGACAACACTTTGAACTTTGTCGAAGCTCCTTATGGCAATACTCCTCTCGGAACAAGCACTAATCCACCAGATGAAAGAGATTGGACTGGTATATCTACAAGTTCAAGTTTCCAAGGAAGAACTTTCCTAAGATCTGGTATCGTAAACACAATAGATGATACCTATCATAAAAATTATATTTTTGATGACATATCCTTTGGATTTGAAGGCGATACTAGAACCTTTACTTTAAAATCAAATGGATCTGATGTTACTGGTATTTCTACTGAAAATGCAATTATACTGATAAATGATGTTTTCCAAGGTCCAGGTATTTCTTATGACTACAACCTTACGGAAACCGCAGGTATTACTTCAGTAACGTTTACTGGAACAGCAACATCAATTTCTTCTGATCCAAATACAACTAACCTTCCTCTTGGTGGCGTAATAATTTCTGTTGGGTCAACTGAAGGATTTGGTTATCAACCCCTTGTTTCCGCAGGTGGAACAGCAATTGTTTCTATGGCAGGGACAATCAGTGCTATTAGCATTGGTAACAGTGGATCTGGTTACAGGTCCGGTATTCAAACAAACATTAGAGTCGCTGTTCAAACAAGTAGCACAGGAATACCTAATTTAGAGTTTATTGGAACAGCAGCAGTAAGTAATGGTAACATTGTAAGTGTTGCTATAACAAATCCAGGCACTGGATATACTACATCAAATCCACCGATTGTTGTTTTTGATTCACCACTTTCATATGATGATATTCCTCTTGAATACAGCTCTTCTTCAGTTTCTGGATTTGGTACTGGTGCTACTATTAGTGTGGTGGTTGGTCAAGGATCTAGTGTGATTGATTTTGAAATTAAAAACACTGGTAGAGGATACGGTATCAGCGAAATTTTGACAGTTCCTATTGGAGGACCTACAGGAATTCCAACAGATCCAACAAAACCATTCTCAGAATTTAAAGTTACTATTCAAAATATCTTTACCGATGAGTTTACTGGATGGTCTATAGGAGCTCTTCAAGTCTTAGATAACATTGAATCTTTGTTTGATGGAGCAACAACAACTTTCCCATTAAGAGTTGCTGGTAATTTGGTTTCAATCAGATCTTCTAGAGGATCAAAAATAAATGTTCAAGATGTTTTATTGATATTTGTTAATGATATACTTCAAGTTCCAGGAAAAGGTTACACATTTACTGGTGGAAGCATCATAACTTTCACAGAGGCACCAAAAGTTGGAGATACTTGCAAGATTCTCTTCTATAAGGGAAGTGGTGATAGTGACGTTGTATTCAGAAATATTATCGAAACAGTTAAAGTAGGTGATGAATTAACTCTTGGGTATGATAGCGATTCTGGACAAACTTCGGTTCTTCAAGAAGATTCAAGAAGTGTTACAAGCATTGATTCAACCGATATTGCATCAACAATTCCATATTTTGGACCAGGAAATACAGAAGATGAATCTTTACTGAGACCCGTTACTTGGTGTAGACAAACAGAAGATAAGATTATCAATGAAAAAGAAGTTGGTAAAGATAGAGAACTTTATGAACCAGTGATTGTTCCATTTGCATACATTATAAACTCTGTTGGGGTTGGATCAACTGAAATATACGTTAATAGCGTAAGACCATTCTTCAATGCTCAAAATGAAAATGATACTTCTTTAGTATTCCAAAATAAAGTTAGATTTATTTCTCAAGATGCGAAGATTTCTGCTGCTGCAACAGCTGTTGTTTCTATTGCTGGAACAATTTCTTTAGTTGCAATCTCAACTGGTGGACTGGGTTATTCAACTACACCTTCCGTTTCAATCGGAGGTACTTTACAATCAGTTGGTTTGGGAACTACAGCAACAGCAACAGCAATAATTAGTGTTGGGGGTACTGTTTCTGGAATTAATATAACAAATGCTGGAACAGGATACACAAATACCAATCCACCAGTAGTTCTTATTTCACCACCAACGATTATTGATGAAGAAAATAATGTTGAATCGTATTCTGGTGACTTTGGTGTTGTTGTTGGATTTGGAACGACAACTATTAGCTCACAACCTCAATTAATTCTTGATTTGTTTGTCCCAACTAACTCATACATGAGAGATGCAAATATTGTTGGAGCAGCAGTTACTATCAGTGGAATATCTACAGGTGATTATTTCATAGTTTCAAATTCAAATATTGGATCTGCTGTAACTTCTCTATCTTCTTCTGGATCAACTGTTGGCATTGGAACCTCATTTATTGATAACGTATATTACGTTGATAATCACGAAACAATACTTGCTCCAACAGGAGTTGCTTCTAATGGTGTGGGAATTGGAACCTCACATGTTAAGAGAGTATTTGTTAGAGTTAGTGATAACTTTGCTTATACTGGAGTTTCTACTTCTGGATACTTTGGTGAATATAGTTGGGGTAGAATCCTTGTTGCATCAAGATCAGGAATTAACTCCTATACTGCATACACTGACAATGGTGTAACTGGAATAACTACTTCTATGAGGGTTCAAAGATTTGAATCCTTGAAATTTAAAAACTATCTCAACTAATAGCTAATAAATAAATAAAAAACTCCGTCAAAATGGCTGCAATTATAACTGATCAGATTAGAATATTAAATGCAAAAAACTTTGTCTCTGACGTAGGTGTTAATGCATATTATTCTTTTATTGGATTACCAAATCCAACTGATTATCAGTCTGATTGGAATACGACTCCACCATCACCTAAAGATAACTTTAGTCAAGAAAATGATTATTGGGACACAATGATTGCTCTGAAGAAAATTAATTCTTCAGACGTAAGACAAGTTGTACCTAAAAGATTGTGGTCCTCCGGAACCACATATGACCTGTATAGACACGACTATAGTAGATCTAATACCGCTAGAGTTTCTGGAGCAACAAATCTATACTCTGCATTTTACTTTGTTTTAAATAGCGAATATAGAGTTTATATTTGTCTCCAAAATGGAACTGATCCAGATAATCCAAATGGTAGACCTTCACTGGACGAACCAACTTTTACCGACTTAGAACCAAGAACTGCAGGTACTAGTGGGGATGGATATGTCTGGAAATATCTTTATACTATCAAACCAAGTGAAGTTGTAAAATTTGAGACATCTGATTATATGCCAGTTCCTTCTGATTGGGCAACTGGTACAGATAATGCTGCTGTAAGAGATAATGCAGTTGATGGATCTATTAAAATTGTTACAATCACCAATAGGGGTGTTGGTATTGGAACAGCAAATACTACTTATACAAGAGTTCCTGTTAAAGGTGATGGAACAGGTGCTGAATGCACTATTGTTATTGGTGCAGACCAAAAAGTTGATAATATTGTAGTATCAAATCAAGGTTCTGGATATACATACGCTAATGTTGACTTGGTTGCAGGTG